GAACGAGCTCCGCCAGCTCGAACTCCCGCGCTTCGAGCGCTTCAAGCGCCTTGCCCTGGCCACCGTAGACGAACCCGATGCGTTCTAACCGCTCGCGGTCGCGCTCGTCCTCGGCCGTGACGCCCTCGAAGACGGCCGGGCCGCCCTGCGGCGGGCGCGACGCCTGATACATGCGTGCCGGATAGTCCCGATGGACGTGCGGGCGCCCGGGAGGCCCATATTGCGTGTAATTCGCCTCCCACTTGCGCAGTTCCTGCGCGTAGGCCGTGTTCTGTCCGACTTGGAGGTCTGTGCCGAGTAGCATGGTCAGCCTCCCTACGCGACCGCGACAAGCAGCGCCGTCAACGTGCCGGACATCAGACTCGGCAACTGCACCCAGACGCCATTGCACGCCATGAGCTGCAGCGACTGCTGCGAGCCGGTAATGAACGTGGCGACCGTGTAGCCCGCACCGGCCGCACCGATGCCGCCAGCGATGGTCACTGTATGCGCGGCCTTACCGTTGCCGATGATGGTGAGGATACTGCCGTCCAGATCGACCGTGGGGACGGCGAGCGTCATCGCGAGTGCCGAGGTGCCATTGATGACCGCGACGGCATCCGTGCCGTCAATCGGGAAGGTAATCGCCCCCGCCGCGCCGTAACTGGTCGTCGTGCGGATCCGACCCGCGATCGGATACTGCACCGGCGTCTGTAGCCCGTTCGCGGTCCAATCCGCGCCCGTGCCGACTACCACGCCGGTCGTGATGGGATGCGCCTGCACCGCCGTGCCGTCTTGGCCGCGCACGACAGGAATCGACACGCCGGACACGTAGTTCAGCGCAACCTTCATCATTTCCTGATTGACGCGAACCCAATAGCCGGCCGAGAAGCCGGTCGCCGAGGCGACCGTAATCGTGGTGTCGGTTGCGAGAATGGCCGCCGCAGCGGTAGTTCTGACGAGTGCCATATTAGCTCCACGCTCGCATCGCGAATGACGGAAGGATCGGCGCCATGCCGACCAGCATCTCGATCCGGTTCGGCAACTGGTCCGTCAGCGCCGAATACTGCCGCACGCGGCGCAGCGAGATCCGCGCGTCGGGGTCCGTAATGGTCGTCGCTTCCGCGCCGGGCAAATCGTCCGGCAGGTCCACCATCGCGAACGCGAACGCGTCCGGCTGGAAGATGAGCGACTGCTTCGAGCGCTGCGCGGCCATCGTTGCCGCCACCGTGCCCGTGGAGCCCAGCCACGACACGGCCGCCGATGCGGCCGGCGAATTGGTCACGGTCTGGAGCTGGCCACTCGTGATAATGGGCGGCGAGATGCTGAAGGTGCCCGTGGTTGTTCCAGCGAGGTCGGCCGTCACCACGAACTGCTGCAGGATGGCCTGGTCCACGTAGCTGACCGGGTTCACCATGAACACGCCGTCAATCGTGAACACGTCGCCACGCTTCATCGCGTAGGTGCCCATGCCAGCGAGCAGGATGGTTGAGCCGGTCTGGCCGGCACCCGAGACAATCGGCGTCGCCGACGTAAACGTGCCCGTGGTGAACGTGGGCATGTTCGGGTCGTAATACCAGTCGTCGATCCCGAGCGCCTGATCGGCGAACTTGGCATCGCGGAACGCGCGGTCCACGACGGCGCGTGGGCCAAAGAGCGCGAGATTCGCGTTCGTGATCGCGCTCTGCGTGCGCGGGTCGGTCACGGCGCACAGCTCCTCGGGCACACCCGCCGACCGCAACAGCGCCACGCCATCCGTCCACGTCAGGTCATTCGACAACGGCACACCGGGTGAGCCAATCGAGAAGTAGACCGAGCGATACACTTCCTCGCCGCTCTGCGCGTCGGCCTTGTTGGCGAGCGCCGATCCGGCGGGCTTCGTGTAACGCTTCTGCGTCTCTTCGATGCGCAGCGACGCATCCGCACTCGACCACTCGAAGGCGACCTGGTACTGATGGTTGATGGAGAGCGGGACGGTCTGATTGAAAATCGTCTGAATCGCGAGCGCCTGGCCTTCCGTGACCTGGAAGCGCTGCGGGATGCGCACGTTGATCGTGTCGCCGAGCTTCGTGGCCGACTTCGACCACTCCTTGTCCCACTGGCGATCGAACCGGCCGACCAGCTTGATGCTGTTCTTCCAGAACATCGCCACGTCCTTGGTCACCCAAGTTGGCGTGATGAACGTATTGAGTGCCATTGGCGGCCCTTCAACTCACACAGACAGGGGTGTCTGTGCCGTCGGCTCTGCGGTGCCTGGATTACGCACACGCGAGAGCGGTCTGAGCGAAGGCGCGGCGGCCGATCCAGAGGTGCGGCCAGAGGCGCGGAAGAAACAGCGTCGCAACGCGACGAGAGATAACGCGAAGAGAGATTACACTAAGCGCCGATGACGGTCAAGAGGTCATTAACTTCACGGCTTCTGCCATCTTGGACTGAAACGCGCAGGTGTTGCACTGCCAGACCTTGATGAGCCTATAACTGTCTCTAACGACAAGCTCTTCTACTGAGGCGCGGGCTGAATCCTCGCGCATGTGGCCGATAACCGTCATCTCCACAGGATCGGTCTGTCCGGCGTTGCACGCCTGGAACATCCAGTGGAAGTGCGCTTCGTTCATCGCCTTCTCCCACGCCCATACGCCTTTTCATGCGCCTCGATGGACATGGAGTCATCCCCCGGCCCCTCGGTATCCGTCTTCGCCGCGCCTGACCGGACCGGATTCGGCGGTTTCGGCGCGAGTGCGAGCGCGGGCGCAGCAACCGGAGCGGCCACAACCTGCGCGCGACTCGAGAGCCACCGCGTCGCGCGGGCGACCATATCCGGCGTGTGCGCCTTGCCTTCGAAGAGCAGCGCGATATCTTCGAGCTGCTCGGGATGCGACATCAGGTGATACGACCACGCCGGGCCGTGCTCGGACGCGAGAATCGCCTCGATGACCGGCCCGGGCAACTGAATCGCCCCATGCTGCGCGAGCAGGGCATCGAAGTCCGCATGGTCAGCCTTGAACGCGGTTAGGCGCTCCGCGTAGGTCGCATGGGCCTTCGCCCACGTCTGCTGCGCCTCGGCCTGCTGGCGAGCCTGCTGGGCCTGTTGCTGCTTGGCGTCGCGTTCGGCTTCGCGCTGCTCGAAGCGCCAGTCGGCCAGGTCCTCGACATACGCCTCATACGTGTCGTAGCCGCCCTCGATGCCGATCCGGTCGACGCTGGGCTTCTCGCGCGTCGGTGGGAGTGCCGCCTGACGTGCAGCGACCGCCCCATCTGCCGTTGGAGCAACGACAGTTCCCAGCGGCGGGTCCACACGCGCAGGCGGGATCGGCGCGGGCTTCTTGAGCGCATCGCGCTCGGCTTCCGTCTCCCGCAATTTGCGCGTCAGTTCGGCGATGCGCGGCGCGTCCTCTGGACTCGCCTGCTGGCTCTTCGCGCGATGACGCACCTTCGCGCGGGCTTCATCGTTTTTCGCCTTGGCTTCGGCGTCGAGCGACGGGTCAGGCGGGCCGAAGAGTGCGGCGTGGTCGTCGAGTGAGGTAGTTTTGTCGTCGGCTGCGGGCGCGGCGGCCTCGGGCGCGGGTGCTGCGTTGACTTCAGGTTCCACTACTTGGCCTGCTGCGCGAGACGCCGTGCCCGTTCCCGTCCGCCCTGATGTGGCGCGAATGCTGGATTCTCTCGCATTTTGATTGACTCGCGAAAGAACTTCACGAGCTTGCCTTGCGCGTCGATTTCGGCAATGTCGGATTCGGGCACGCCTGCCGCGCGGGCGTCCTCAGCACTCTCGTATAGCTTTCCAGTTCGCATGTCCATCACACTGCTCCTTGTTGCTGCGCGGCCATCGCGGCTTGTTCTGCCGCCGCCTGCTGCATCGCCGCCTCATGCGCCTGTCCGGACTGCGCCTGCTGCGCTTGCGCCTGCCGGGCGCGCTCGGCCTCGTCCGCGTCTGACTGCCGCCCTTCGCGCTCGCCAACTTGCCCCATTGCGGCCATGCCGGCTTCGTGCGCCCGCTGCGCGCCGTCGGACTGCTGCTGTTGCTGCGCGCCGAGCGCCTGTTCCCGCGCGTCGATCTCGGCCTGCATCGCCATGCCGCGATACTTCATTTCCTCGACCTGCAACTTCGTCGCGTTGTCCATTTCCGCGATGCGAATCTTCACCTGCGCATCCAACTGCGCGCGCTGGTCATCGGATTGGGCCTTGAGCTGCGCGGACTGCAGCGTTGCCTGCTGCTTGACCTGATCGGTCTGAATAACCTGCGTCGCCTGCTGGAGTTGCTGCTGCAGTTGCGACAACTGCGCCTGCACTTCGGGCGGAATCTGCGCCGCACCGCCGTCCTGCGAAATCGACGCGAGAATCGGCGGCGCGAGCATGAGTTTCGCGCGCTTCGCCATGTCCTTGTGCCCCGGGCCGTCCTGATTCTCGAAATACAAGTCGCCAAACCACGTCATCAGCTCAGGACTGGCCTGAATCAGCTCGCCGAGCGTCGACGCCTCTTCCTGCCGGCGCGTATCGTAGTCCTTCGAGACGCGAATCGCGAGATTGAACGTCGCGCCCTCCGTGAGCGCGTATTGCTGCGGCTGCTGCCCTTGGTCCACCTGCGGATCAAACGGATGCGGACGTTGCTTGGCGTCGCGCACGAACGGCGTGCCCATGAGCACGCCTTGCGCTTCGTGCTTGCCCGTCATCATCGAGAGCAAGCGTCCCGGCCGCGTGCCGTAAATCGGATAGAGCAGCGAATTGACGATCTGCCCCTCATACGTGACCGACTTCACGAGGTTCATCAGCCCGCCCGACGTGCCCTGCCGCGCCTGCTCCTGCAGGAGCCGGATGCCGCGCCCGCTGCGGACGCTCGGGTCGACATTGCCGAGCGTCGCATCGGGCACGCCGGTCGACGACTTCACCGCGCGCACGAACATCTCGCGGAGCCCGTCCCACATGCCGACGTCGGTGTTCCGCTGCAACGCCTGCGGCGCAGGGAGCCCGCCCTGCGGGACTTCGTCCGTCTTCGTGTTGTATTCGAGCCGGCCGATGTTGCGCACGTTCGCGACGTCCCACGCGGCTTCGAAGCCTTCGAACTGCCCCGCCGCACCGAGAATCGGCGTTTTTGGCGCGAGCAACGCCACTTCCACTTCGGTCGTCGCCATCACGCTCACGCCGAACGCGGGATCGCGCGCCGGCCTGACCATGCCCTGCACACGACGCTCGCTATCGAACGGCTGGATCTCTTCCCAGACGACTTTCACAATCGGCATGAACTCCGACGGCCACACCGTCTCCTCGAGCACCTGCGCGCCGTCGATCTTGGCCCAGTAGATCGTTTTCTTCACGTCGCGTCGCGTGATGTCGTTCCCGTCCTCGTCATGCAGCCGTGGCTGGTCCTTGGCTTCGTCTTCCGGCACGCACCGCCCATCGGCGAGCGCGACGAGCGTCACGGCTTCGAACTCGGTGTAGCAGTAGTTCATCACGCGCACCGAGCGCGTGTCACCGTCGCCCGTGAACCACGTCGGGGCTTCGTCGCCGAGCCCGCGCCACTCGGCGTCGTCGTCGGCGTGATACTCCCGCTTCGAGTCGCGGTCGGGATATTCGGCTTTGTAAGCGTCCCACGACAGGTCGGTGCCCCAGAACTCCCACTCGGCATCGCTACCGGTCGGCTTCTCATGCCGCGGGTCGAGTCGCACCGTCGACTGGTTGTAAATGCGATCGATGTAGACTTCCTGGTCCATCGACCGCGGCGACGCGTAGCGCGTCATCACGAGGTAGTAGCCGCGCCCACACTTCCGCGCGCGGTCGGCGGCCCAGTTGCGCGCGTCACGCGCGTCGGAGTCGC